GTTAAGAATGTGGAAGCTGCGTTAAATGGTGATGACAATACGTTCACTACTTCTGACGAAATTGTTGGATGGTTCAACCCCACCAATATTCGTCGTGTGTGGGAGTCTGTTGGTGTTACTACCAAGACTCCTTGCGATGAACCCCGTCATGTTACGGATTGTGCGTTTTTATCGCAAAATAGTGTGTGGGATGAAGCAACCAAGTGTTGGTTCCCATCTCCTATAACTGAGAAAGTTTTATGTTCATTACGTTTCGGAAGTGCATTCCGAGATGTTAAATGGCACCTACTACGTGCACATGCGTTGCGTATAGATAGTTATGGTAATGAAGAGTGCCGTAAAATTCTCTCAGCATATATTAATTATTTAAATGAGAATTATGAGGACCAAATGATAGGCTCATGTAATGGGCTGAGTGTTGGTGATATCCAGAATGTTTGGAAGACCGATTGTTGGCTTTCATTATTGTATTCTGGGTGTGAATCCTCAGGGTTTGAAGGTGGGGTGTTGTCATGGATTGATGAAATTCTTGAACTTGCTGGTGTGACGGCTTAATCGTCTTCACACGACGATTAAAAGTCCATTGTATTCCAGTACAATATCTCTTAAAATTTTTCCTTTAACTTTTGTATTAATTCCTTTGTTTATTGGGTTTGGTGGTGCAACTATAACCCTTGTTATTTTGTTATCATAATGGCTAAGACTGCTGCTCAAAGAGCTGCTCGTAGCCGTCGGCGTAAGGCTAAGGCTTCAGCCAACGCCAATAGGGTTGGTATGGGTCGTCCAAAGCAACGGTCTAAACGTAAAAATCCTGTTCAAAACAGGTTGGGTATGGCAAAAATTCGTAAAGTGCGTCCTCCACTTGGTGGCACTACAGTTCGTGGTGCTACAAATAAGAGGCAAATGGTTGTTACTGAGGATGAGTATATTGCTGACGTTGCTCCCTCAGTTAATTTTGCTAATACACAATATAGTATCAATCCTGGTAATAGTACAACTTTTCCCTGGTTGTCATCATTAGCTCAGAATTTCAATAAGTATAAGTTTTTATTACTAGAATTTTATTATAAAAGAACTGTTTCTGAATTTGCGACTGATGGTCAAACCGGAAAAATTATTCTTTCCATCAATCCTGATGCTTCTGATCCTGCCCCTTCATCAAAGCAGCAAGCTGAAGATTATCAGATGAAGATGGATGGAATGCCCTGTGAAAATTTTGGTGTTAAGGGTCTTTTAGGTGAATTTAATAAACAAGACTCTTATTATATTCGTGTCGGTGCGCAACCAGCCAACACAGATATTAAAACTTATGATGTTGGTAACTTAAACGTTTCTTCCCAAGGAACTGTGTCTGCATCTGGGGTTTGTGGTGAACTTCGTGTACGTTACACGGTTATGCTTCATTCTCCTATTTTAACTGGTAGCAATCAATTTGCTATTTTTAATAGTGGTGATTTCTTTAATTCCAATGGAGATGGTACTGCAGCGGATCCGTTTGGTGCCGCTCCAACTTGGATTCAGAATAGTACTGGTAGTACATTAGATATATATGTTGCTACCCCCCCCACGCAGAGTCAATCTAGTACTGCTATTTATATTCCTGGTGGGTCCAATAAGTACTTAACTTTGCCTAATTTGACTGGTACATGGTTAGTCACCTTGTATTGGTCGGGGACAGGTATTGCTGCCGTTCCTACTGTTACTGCATCGGGTGGTGCAGCTATTACAGGTGCCACTGGAGCTAGTGGCTATTTTTTAGTTGGGGGTACGAGTGCTGTGTATTCTTCAGTTATTGTTTCAACTGCAAATGTTGCTTATTCAAATACTGTTAACCGTTTAACTATTGGTGGTCTTACATCAATGACAGCGGCAAGCACATACGTGGTTATATCTCAGGTTAATGTTGGTTTTACTGCTCCAACACCTGATCTTGACGAACTTCAAGAGAATTTTAAATCGCTAGTCGCAGAACGCGATGCGATGGAAGCTCGTCTTATACGATTGGAGGGACTTTTGTCTCCACCTGTATTAGAATCCCCTGAGGAATGTAAGGGGTCTGAACAACTCGAGCAGAGTGTTCATTTAGATCGCAGGTCAGTGCGAAAACTTTTAGGATTGGTTTAATCACCCAGATTCTTTATTTTGCATTTTCTTGTTATCTACATTCATTTAAATTAAAACCCAAAGCCCCCAAAGCCAGTGTTTTGAAAATAAAGTTATTCACATGCTGGAAACATGTGTTTGCTCACGTCACCTGGATGTGTCGAAGGCAGGCTTTTAATTTAAATTTGTTGTGTTATTTTGCAATAGTGATGCCTATTACCGTAAGGGTAGGTTAGTTTTTGTACCACTAACACTGTTACAATACTATTTTTCATCTCGTTGCTGTTTCACATCAACATAAAATGGAAGTTAGCTTTAAATATTATAGGTACTATGTGCGCTATAAGTCCAAAAAAAAAAAAAAAACACG